GAACAAGCCTCGCAGGCGGTGCTATCAGCGGTGCCACGTCAGGACCGGCAGGCGCTGCCGTAGGCGCTGCCGTAGGCGCTGTAAATGGTGTGGCGGGCATGGTTAATTCCATGATCCAGCAAGAGCACAATACGGAGTCAACGGCGATTTCTAACCTCGCATCCATGCGAGGTAATGCGACGGAAGTGCGCCAGGCTCAACTATCCCGTGACACAAATTACGACCTCGCACAGTTCTCTTCTAAGGGTGACTATGCGAACGCTATTGCGGGTGTGAATGCGCGTGTTCAGGATGCCGCAATGATTCAACCCAGCATTGCAGGACAGTTCGGCGGAGACTCTACGAACGTTGCTAATGGCACAATGGAATTCAGTATCCGTTGGAAGCTTATTGATGCCGCAGCGCTCAGGGTTGTTGGCGATTATTGGCTCAGGTTTGGCTACGCTATTCGGGCATTTATTCGCCCGCCTCAGTCGCTTATGGTGATGAGCAAATTCACATACTGGAAGATGACTGAATCATACCTCTCATCAGCTATGGTTCCTGAAGGTCACAAGCAAGTGCTAAGGGGAATCATGGAAAAGGGTTTCACGGTCTGGGGAAACCCCGCAGACATTGGAAACACTGACATTGCCGACAACGTGCCACTTGCGGGGGTGCGCTACTAATGCCTAACAAGCGCGTTAGCGGTCTGGATTACTTCTATAATTCAGAGCTTTATGGCGTTCCTGCCAGGTTCGCAAGCAACCCATCCGTTCAGCGTGAAATGCTGATACAGCGGAACATTGAACGCAACATTTCCGAGCTGGCTGTCAACCGCTTCAAGTGGGAAGGGTTGCCGGATTCCATCGACCCTCGCTTCCTTGAAGTAACTATGCTACTTAACGGTCTTGTGATCTTCTATTGGGATGACGATTACGACAAGCTACTTGCAGTCAAGGCAAGCGCTACAGGCTATGTCAATTTCATGGATTGGCCCGTTGCTTACACCATCATCGGTCCCGGATCACGAACTAATGACATTGCCGGACAAACCACATTCCTCCCCAAAGAGCTGAGCGGGTTCATCCCATTCGTTGAAGCACCGGAGAAGGAAGCGCGTAAGCAAGGCTTCCCGGTATGGCCAAACTATTTCAGGCAGTCAGAGCTTGACACGGTACGCCTGTATTCGTCACGACTCGCAGCAACAGACTTGACTCTGGAAATCAACACGCGCAACGCCAGGCAGAACAAAGTAGTTGTGTCAACCACTAACACGCAACTGTCAATGGTCAACCTCGCCAGACAGATGGATGAAGGTGTAAACGTCATTCAGCCCAAGGATGCAGCAATGATGGACAACATCACAGCAGTTGACCTGGGGATTAACCCTGACCTTTTTGATAAGCTCAGCATCATGCGTACTCGATGGTGGAATGAATGCATGGGATTGCTCGGCATCGACAATGCCAATCAGGATAAGAAAGAACGGCTTGTAGAGGCGGAAGTGGGAGCCAATGACGCACAGACTGATTCGCTCCGTTTCGTGGCGCTACAGGCGCGTCAGCAGGGTATCGAACACGTCAATAAGACTTTCGGACTCAACATTACGGTTGACTACAACACGGAGATTGAAGCGCAGGCTGAGGCTATGGCCGCGCAACAGGGGATTGATACGAAAGCTGATTCAAGCGATAGTGATAGTGAGGATGAGGACTAATGGCTACATTCACAATGCAGCTTAAACAGGTCATCGACACTGTTTACAACATTGACGCGCAACCGTATGAACCGCTCACATATAACAATGTGACATATGGCAAGCTGCCAACTCTCCCCGAATACGACACAATCGGGCTTGCGTATTACCCAATTTTCCACGAGTCGTATCGTAAGATTCTCAACGGCAAGATCATTGATGAATATTACAATCAGGAAATTGGTACTGAGTCAATCGACAATTTTATTCTGATTCTTCGCAAGAAAATGGATCAGATCATGCCGTACTACAATCAGCTTTACGTGTCGCAGGAACTTGAATTCGACCCATTGCTCACAATGGATATTCACAGTGTCGGCAAGAATGTTGCAGAAGGCGTGGAAGTCGCACACTCTGAAAACGTGTCAGACACGACAAGCAAGTCAGGTTCACGGGCAACGAACCTGAACTTCCCGCAGACGGCACTAGCGTCAAACGCTGACTATGCAACATCAGCTGTTGACTCGAATTCCGAAAGCGACGTTGATGCAACGTCAAATCAGGACACGAATGCAACCACCAACAATGAGATGAACAGTGACAATCACGTTACCGGGTATCAGGGGATAACGTCGAATCTCATTCTGGCGTATCGCAATTCGCTAATCAATATCGACACAATGGTTCTTGATGAAATCAAGGATTGCTTTATGATGCTGCACAACAACGGCGACACCTACACGCACGAAAACTACTACGGATGGGTTTACTAATGACCGTATCAATTCCGCCTTACGTCCCGCCGTATGGCCCTACTCCCAACATCACGCCATTCACGTATCGTGACGGATACACGTATCTTCAGATCCTTGAAGGTCTTCGGAAGTACGTAAACGACACACTCATTCCATTCATCAATGACAATGTTGGTGGGCTTGTCGATCAGGTCACTGAAGAAATTAACCGGATGATCGAAACGGTTAATGCAGCGCTTGAAGCTCAGGATGACAGTGTTGACCAGAAGATTGCTGAACTTGTCGCATACGTGGATGCTGCAATCGCTTCAATCATCAACAACAGTGTCACGGTACAAGACCCGGTAGTAGCCGCCCTGGTGAACAATCCGGCATCGGCAACAAGTGTCGCGCTGAACGCTCACTACACGGATATCTCGTATGAGGCAGTCATCGACACGGGGCGACTCTCTGACGCAACACTCGATGCAGAGTACGCGCCTAAGAGCCTGGAAACAGTTGTCGCGGGCAAGGCTGACAAAACCTATGTTGACACGGAGAATGCTAAGCAGCGACCCATTACGCCGGTAACGCAGGCAGCAGGCGTGGACTTCAACACGCTTGTCACGTCAGGGTCTTTCGCATTCGAGACAGCGCCAACAAGCATCAACGCTCCCACGAATGAAACGGGATTGCTCACTGTGGAGGCAAGCGCCACACAGGTTGAGCAAACCTATTTCGCTTATGGTACGTATGTCAACGAGCCTGAGATTTACACGCGCTTCAAGGCTGGCACGTCATGGGCTGAGTGGCGCGCATTCCGTGGCAATCGTGGCTTCCGCCCTCGTGGAAAGATCACCTTTATTGGTGACTCGTACATGAATGGCACGGGTCTTAGCAACCCGAGTACGGAGCGTTGGCCCACCCTTCTCGCGGCAGCGTTCGCTTGCACGGAGCAGAACCTTTCCAATGCAAGCTCAGGCTACGTGAACCCTGGCACGGCGGGCGATTTTGTAACTCAGTCGCTTAACACTGCGGCAGACACCAACACAGTCATCATCTGTGGTGGCATCAACGATGCGCCCATGAACCCGACTCAGGGTGCTATCACGACGGCAGTGAACAGCATTGTCACCAACATTCGGGCAGCGGCCCCGAACGCTCGTATCGTGTTCATTTCCCCAATGTGGTTCCAGAACGACATTACTTTTGAGTTGACGCAGATCGACAAGAAGGTTCGATTTGCTGTCAACGCAATTGGCGCGCGCTACATTGACGATGCAGCGTATTTGCGCATCGACCGTGACGACCTCACCTTTGGTGACGGACACCCGAACGCAGCTGGAAGTGTCGTGATTAAGGAATGGGTTTACGACCAAATCCTCAACACGCCGCGCCCCGGTGCAGCGCGAGGATTCTTCGTGTCCACCCTCACGGGCGACCCCACGATTACTGGACCCTCCATCACACTCATTGCTGATGGAACAATCAGTGATGCACGCCCCGGATGGTGGCGCATCAACGGGCAGGTCATTTTCTATGGTGCAACGCTTGGATTCCTCAGCCTCAACGCAAACGGCTTCGTTGATGAAATGCGTGACGACATTACGGAAGCGACCAACCCACAGCTGAAGTTTTCCGAACTGATCTATTACCACAAGGGCGGTGACCTCAGTGTCGGCATCGGATACCGACCCAATGCAAGCGCCACGACAACCAACACGGGGCTTCGTAAGAATCGTGTCAATGCTGAGTGGATGCGCATTTAAGTAGCCATGACAAGCTACATTCACAAAGTCGGTGACCAAATGTGGCTCACGCTTGATGGGGTTCGCTATGTAGCGAACCCCACAAGTAGTGAACTATGGGTGTTGAATGCTGTTGAAGCTGGCCCCGGACCCGGCGAGCCACCGACTAGCGGTGACCAGACTTTCGACTGGCCGTTTGATCCGAACACAACTGTTACGAGTGAGTATGGCCCTCGTAACGGTCGCATTCACCAAGGCATCGATTTTGGTAAAGGTGGCGTGACGGCGGGAGTTGATATTCACGCGGCAGCACAAGGAACCATCATTAACTGTGTCACCGGAAAACATAATGACACAAGTGTTAGTGGTGGGTGGGGTAATTTTGTTGTCATAGATCACGGGATTGTTAATGCTCGACAACTTTATACTCTATACGCCCACATGCTATATCCGGGTCCGATTGTTGCGCTGCATGATGAAGTTGAAAAAGGTCAAGTTCTTGGTTATGTGAATAACACTGGCAACAGCTATGGTGACCATCTTCACTGGGAAACACATATCGCAAACCCCGGAGGAATTTGGACCTCAACAAATCCGGGCACACATATAAACCCGCGAACGTTTATGGCAACATATCAAGATGTTCCAGTGCCTGAGATTAGCCTAGAGGGTTACTAATGAACGTGCCAAAGGTCAAGTCATACTATAACTTCAATAAGCTACTGTCTTACAACGCTGTCTATAACTTCGCTATCGGCGGGCGCGGTATTGGTAAGACCTTCGGCTCAAAGAAGCTTGACCTGAATATGGCGATTCGCACACACCTTGAAAACCCAGGCATGTGCGACCAATTCATATACCTTCGACGCTACAAAGAAGAGTTGAAGCTATCCCGAGACACATACTTTGCTGACGTACAGCACGAATTCCCTGAATGGGATTTCAGACACATGGGCCATGAAGCCCAAATGGCACCAATCAGCACACGCAATGACAAGAAGCGAGAATGGTTCACCATTGGCTACTTCCTCGCGCTGTCGGTTGCTCAGAGCTATAAGTCTGTAGCGTTTCCGCGCGTCAAGAAGATCACGTTTGATGAGTTTATCCTTGAGAAGTCTGCAACCCACTATCTGCCGAATGAAGCACAGATCTTTAACAACTTCTTCAGCACAGTAGACAGGTACAAGGATAAGACTAGGGTTCTGTTCCTTGCTAACAGTGTGAGGATTGAAAACCCCTACTTTATCGAATATAAGATCGACGCGGATGAAGCCGACGATGAGGGGTTCTCTAAACTGTATGGCGGCTTTGTTGTTGTCCACTTCATTGACAGTGACGCTTTCACCGCTGAGGTTTACACAACCAAATTCGGCGGATTCATCAAGGGTACTGAGTACGCGGATTACGCTGTTGGCAACCAATTCAAGGATAACCACAAATTCCTTATTGGGACTAAGACAAGCAGGGCGCGTTATATCTTCTCGCTAGAGGTTGAGGGTGGCAAGTTCAGCCTCTGGTATGACATAAGCACCAACTACTACTACGTTCAGAAGAAGGGTGTTAGTGACGAAAAGCTTTACGTGCTCTCACCTGAGCGAATGCGTGAAGGTCGAACCCTCTTCACAACACAAGATAAACCATTGCAGATGTTGCGTACAGCATTCCGCCATGACAGAACTAGGTTCGATCATCCGTCAACGAGAAACGCTTTCATGGAGGTTTTCAAACGATGACGTTGAAGCGAACCATTGAAACCATAATCGCAATTGCATTTCCACTAATCGGGCTATTCATCTGGTATCGGAGTACACATGCAAAACCTCCCAAGAATCATTGACCCATCACTTATCGTTGTAGGTGACAACATTGCTGTAAAGTACCCAGACGACTTGGGCGTACTTTATACAATGGAGGGTAAGGTTGCAGCGCTGCACAGCAATTCAAGGAATACCAACTTTGTAACCAAAGAGGGGGGTATCCTTCTAACATGGCGTGCAGGTGACCGAACGCGCATCAAAGTGTGGCTACTGAAGCGTGAACCCGTAGCGCAAACGCCAATGTTCGGCATGGATGAGATCAGGGAGCGCATCAGCTGATGACCTATCTCACACCGGCAGACGACCCCGTAACATCGTCGTGGCAGGCACACCGCGACCGTGAGCCACCCAGCCTAGAGCTCC